GAATCTCAACGGGAACGACTCGACCACGTTTTGGATCAAGGTTTTGTACTTTAGCTATTTCAATATCATTGATTACCCACACGATGTGAACATTTTCTTTCTTATATCCTACGGCTTCAGCCATTCTAGTGATATTTTGTAATTTTCTTAAATCTTTTAAAGTTACGTCAAAGATTACATTTGGTTTTAAATCATCTCTTTGAAATAAAGCATTTGCAAAGAATCTAATTTGTTGTTTGTTTGCTAAGTTCATCTCAGTACCAATAATATCATGAAGTTTAGCAACATCTTCACCCTTTGTTAGTTTCAACTTAGATAAATCAATATTAAATTCTTTTTTAACTCTTGAAATAATCTTTGGTGTTTTTATTGCTAGTGATTTTAAATCATCTACATTAAATACTTTACCTTCTAGACCTACAAGATTATTTAAAATAAATCCTTTACCAGAACCTGCTCCACCAGCAAGTATAAGAAGATTACCTGATTTAGGATATGCTTTCTTAGCAAATGTAATTAACTTCTCGTCTAGTTGATCAAACACTTCTGATACTTGGCCAGGAGTATCTTTCTTATACTTTTTTACAAGTTTATCAGTCCCAGATTCCATATCGTTTTCACCGTACATTTGTTTAAATTTCTTTGTGTGTTTAGATGGTTTAGTCTTTGCTCCTTTGTCACCCGGCGCTGGTTTGTATGCAGCTGGATTATCATCATCCATTTTTGCACCTTTTTTGAAGTGAGCATCTCTTCTTGATTTAGTAGACTTAGACATTTTTTTACCTTTAGCATCTTTTGCATAATACTTAGCAGGTTGAGTTCCTTTTTTATCTTTAACGTCTTTGTCTTGTTTTGTATCTCTAATTTCGATTAGATCACGAACCCAATACTTATTACCGTCACCATCTATAACAAAAGCTGATTTTCGCTCCCATATAACAAACTTAGTACCTGTTCTAACACAACAAACTGTATCACCTTCATTAAATATTTCACCTCTTATATACTTTTCTCTTAGTATAGATTGAGGCCCTAGGTCAATATGTTTACGGAAGTTGGTCATTTCTTTTAATCCCATTCTTTTACGAAGAAGATTAAAGACACCTACCTTATCACCAAATCCTTTTGGAAGACCTTTACTGAAAGAGTCTAAATCACCTGCTGAAGCTGCTGCTCTCATCTTAGATGCTGACATACCAGATACATCGTCGGCATCAGGATCACGTTCTCCAGCAGAGACCGTATTAATTGTATCAAACTCGTAGAAACCATGCCTGGCTTTTACACCATTATACTTTGACATTAGTTTTCTAAATTCTGGCACACGGTCTGAACCGACTACCATTGTTACTTTTTGAAATCCTTGGTTATATAAATCAACTAAAATATCAAATACATTTACAACTTTCTTATTAAAAATAATGTTCCTACCATACTTGGGGAACATCTTTCTCATTAGTTGTACTTTTTCACGATATTGAAGTGGGTTCTTTTTAGGGTCACTTGATTGTGAGACGTATATTCTAAAATTATTACTACTTGATTGAGATATAACTTTTTTAATAAGTTTCTCATGACCAATAGTAGGCGGGTTAAATCGACCAAAGGTAAACACTACCTCTTTCGATTTATCTTCACTAAATGTCTTAAACGATTTTATACTCATTAATTATCCACCTTCGCTCCAGCTCTCCATTGGTAACAAGACCAATATCTTGCTTTATATTTGGGGCCGGGGTTGTCACAGTTATGACGTGCTCTAAAGTTTTTTCTACGTTCGGGGTCATCTCTTTTAATTTCCATGTTAGGATCACCAAATCCTAATTTAATGACATTACCCTTTTCGTTTTTTACATATACATAAAACTTTTTCTTGCCGTCAGACGAGCGGGTGGGGTTGTTGAGTTCGACTTTTCTGCCTTTGTATTCGGCTTCTTCGATTGTATGCTCGTAAAGACCTTCACAATCTTTACAGCAGTGATCTTTAAAACTTCTCATCGTTCCCATCCCTTAATAACATCAGACGAAAAGTTGTTCATCGAAAATTCCAACCTATCGACTAATTTGACTGCACCACCTTTAGTTTTGTCAACTGCTACAAAACCTTCAGAGCCAGTCACTTTAAATCCGTTTTTAGTTCTTACAAAAGTATCTATTTTTTTCAGTCTGTCTAATCTATTTATAATAATTAATTTTGCATTTACGATAGCATTCATTAATTGAAACATTAAATCTAGGTTTTTCTTGTTTTTCGGTGAGAAAAAGGACATCATCTCCTTCTGTTTCTTAGTAATTGCAGCTTTACCTTTCTCACTTTTTCTTTTTTCTAGTTCTTTTCCGAATCTTTCGTCAAAGTATTTGATTAAATCATCAACATGCTTCTTAGTATTAGTAATCTTTTCTCCTCGTCTAACAAGAGTATTATTAAATGATTCTATTTTAGTAGCAAGTTCTAGGTTAGATTCTAATTCTTTTAGAGTAGTACCAGATATTTTGCTGAATATTTTACCAGCTGTAGATAAAGCATCTGTGACTTCTTTAGTATCTTTAGCTGTAAATGTTGCTGTACCTGATAAATCTTTTATATCAGCATCTTGATACCATACTGATTTCTTTTTCTTGAGTTTAGATAAATCAACACCAAAAGAAGCCTTCATTGATTCAAAGTCTTTTCCTGTATATGTCGTATGGAATACAACACCTAGTTTAGCCTTTGATATAGTTTTACCTAGTTCTGAGTTCTTTGGTACGGCATATACTATGGTATTTGGTTGGAATGTAATATAACTCTCACCATCAATAGTTTCTGTTGATAAATCATTGGTGAACATTATATCACCTTGTATCACACCTTTGATTCCTAAATCTTTTAGTTCTTCGTATGCTGTAGATAACTTATCAGCAAGATCACCAGAAGTATCGGCTTTTACATCAGCAACTGACTTATATACTTTAGGGTTTTTGTTAAAGATACCTTTTTTAGCCACAAAAAATTGACCATCTGAGGGATCAATACCAGCAAAAACTGCTGGGGCGCCATCCCATTTGACAGTAACATTTGTGCCGGTTTTGGCATTTCCTGCCAACATATCTCTCATAGAACGAAGTGCAAGTATAGCTTCTCGTGCACCTTTAACTCCACCATAGATAACTCTATCCTCAATATGAGTCATGTGCACGTTTTTGCCAGACTTAGTGGCTTCCATTACTTCTACATAGTCTTTAAAAGTTGACATCATTTATATTTATCCGATTTCTTTTTAGTTCCGTCAGACCTCTTAATAAGACCTTTGGCTTTTAAATGTGCAATATCAGTAAACCCAGCTTTACCTGCTTTGTATCGTTTCATAGCATCAGCAGTATTTGGTGCAGCCTCATTCTTCTCTTTAGTTTTCTTTTTCATTTGATTAATGAATTTTCTATAGACTGCAGCCTCAGCTGTTTTACCCATAACACGTGCTCTTTGTTCCATTGCAATTGCTGCTTGTATTTTGTGAGCGTGTGATCTACCCGAACCTTTGATTTTAGCAACTGACTTCTTAGCAGTTTCTACATCTTTGAAACCTAAACCATGAATAGTTCCTTTAGGGTCTTCGTCTGTATATAAATCGGAATGTTTTTTACTCTTAGCTTTTTGGCCTTTTTTACGAGGTATTCTAGGATTATTTTCTTCAGAGAACCATTCTTTGAAACTCAACTGACCTGCTGATTTAATAACTCCGTTCTTAACTAAGAACTTTTTGAAATCTATATTTGGAAAATCTTTAGCAACCTTGTCGAGTACATTTACATTTTCTTTATGGTCATCGTATATTCGAACATCTTTTGCTTGTTTAAATTTATTTAAGAACTTGCGTATGACATATTCTTTTCTTTGTGGTATAGTTCCTTTCTTGAGGTTACCAACTAATTCGAATCGTATACGTTTATCGTTTACTTTAATACCGTGAGCACGGAAGGTGTCTTTGAAAGTGGCATTGCTAGTCATATCTTGTCTAGCAGTAAGGAATACAATCATGGTGTTTTTATCAGAGAATTGTCGCTTGACCTCTCGCATTGTACCATTGATTACTTTAGAAGTTGCTTTGAAAAGTTTAGCATCTTTAAATTCTGAGTAGTCATACTCTTCATTGTCTTTGAGTTTATAGGAATTAAACTCATCGTTATTAAGTTTTCTAATTATTTTATTGGTAGACTTATCGCGAACGATCACCTGTGCAAAGGTATTGAATACTGTTTCATCGATGTCAAAAAAACTTATTCGCATTTTCATAGTTCCCATAAATAATATAAAGTTCGTGTAAGGTCTTTCAGCTCTTCACCGTAACCCATATTTCCTCTACTCAATAGTCAATTCAACTCGCCTCAGACTATCTTTCGAAGTCGGGACTCTCGCCGACCAAACAAACGAAAGTCGGGTACATTAATCATGTCTTCATTCTATCTCCTATTTATATAGTTTAACCATTTGTCATAAAGTATTTTTTCTAACTTGTGAGCTTCAATTTCCCAAGGTAGATCGTCATATTTGGTTTTCTCACAATCGATCATGGTCTTTTTCCATCGAGCTTTTTGATAACCAGCAAAGTCTTTTAGTTCTCCACGAGCCCATTGTTTAACGTGAAC